CCACGTTAAACAATGGCCGATCAGGTTACTGCAACACCGTCCATGGTGGTCGTAGTGGCCTCGACTCCGGGTGGCGTAGGCACGGTGACAAGCACCAGCCAGGCGCCAGCTCGTACCACCTCTACCGCAAGTACTGCGGCGGAGCCATCAGCCAATGATGGGCGTGTCGTTTATACTGTAGCCCACAGTGTAGATAATGGTTTAAAACCCAGAATCTCGCTGTCCAAGCTTGAGGCGGGCCAGGAGACTGGCTCAAGTTGCCCAGTAGAACGGAAACACGCACCTGAAGGGTTGCCGGCACCGAAAACTGCCTCTGGGATCCTACCCTCACTTTGTGAGACGGGGGGAGCTCTGGTAGAAATGGAGAATGGCGCGGGACCACGAGCCGAAGGTACATATCCGACAGCGGGACCGAGACCGGGGGTTGAGCCCGGGATGACCTCAGTTACTACACAGGGTCATGTGGAATCAACTGGTGCTTCTGGGACCACCGAAACCTCACCTACGGGCGCCCGCCCGTTGAACGTGAGGTGTGTAGATGGTTCGGTGACCAATGTTCCTGATTGTCGTGCTAGGAAGGAGGCGGCGGGTGGGTCCGAGCAACCCAAGCTGGCCGCTCCTAACCGGTACGACTGGGAGAAGGTGCACTATGCTGACCTTCGCGTTCCGATGGATTGGTCAAGGAGTTTCGGCCTAGCCATGTGGCGACTGTTTTCAGCGGTGTGCCGGTGGCAGGAGGGCCGAATGTCAAACAAGTATGGGCGACCTTTGCCCCTCTACTTGTATTTTGTGTGGACTGTGCTCTGGGTAGTGAATGCGGTATGGCTCGGGGCGTATGCCGTCGTTTCGGCGACGGATGGGGAGTGGGCACGATTTGCACTCCTCGCCACCGTATGGTCGGCCGTTTGCGCGATGCATTGCGCATTTTGTTGGCTGACGTGGGGGTGGCTTCGCGAGCGGTGGGCGATGCTGCGGTCGATGGTGTGTTATACGGTGTCGGTGCGGGCCCAAATACGAATGTGCGATGAGCACATCGTTCGGGTGGCATCAGATGCTTACGTGAACGCCATGGCTGAGCCGCAGGTCTGTGAGCTGAAATTGGACTTCTGGTCGGATGAGTACGCGTCGGTGTTGGACGGTGCCACTCCGGCTAGGCGAGCTGAGCGGATGGACGAGCTACAGCGGATGGTCCAAAGTGAGGGCGGGGTGTATCGTGACCCTCGTTTGCATCTCACAGCTTTGTACTACGGCACGCCCGCCGTTATTGACTCCGTGCTTAAGGCGGTAATACGACGTGAATCGGGAGCATGTCCCAAGGTTCATCTCAGCGAGTGTTATGAACAATGCGCTGGTGTTAAGAATGTGCCTGTGGGGACAACCGAGATGCATACCATGGCGGATCTCATGCGTGGTAATGCTCACATCGTACATCTCCTCCTGCTCATGGCCGCAACTTGCCACAACGATTGCTCGTGTTATCGACACGTGCACGCTACGGCAGTTGAGTGCCGCCAGATCTTGGCGGACGTGGCCGAGGAGGGTTTCTAGAGGCGGGGTCTGTCCGGCGCCCCTTAGCCGGACTAGTCGAGGGGCAATTCTGGTACCTATTTGGTGACAGAGTTGACGATAAAGAAGCCCCGGGCGATCCGATCCCTGCACAGTCTGAAAGTGCTCGGATCTTACGAGAGGGTGCCCCTGGCCCCAGACCAAAGTGCGTGGTTGCTACGTGGTTGGGGGGTTCCTTCGGCGTCGCGGGTTGGTGTTTTGACCCGTACGACTTCCGCAACATGGGTTGGGCTTTCAAGAAGCGAATTGCGCCCAAGCCGCCTGAATTTAACCATCATCTATCTGATGAGTTCAGGCGGGCATGTTACATGTGTCCCAGGTTGTGGTTCCCTGAGAGGTTGGATACCATCATCAGTTTTGAGCGTTGGCTCGATGAGAAGAAAGGTTATTCCTCACAGCGGAAATTGGAGTTGTGGCGTGCCTATCGACGGCACGGCGGCGATCCAGAGTTGCTGATGTCGCTACCCAGGGCGACGTGGAATGAGATTTTTATTAAGCGCGAGATGTACATGGAGTGGAAGTTCCCCAGGATAATTAGCAGTAGGTCAGATATGTTCAAGGCTTACTCGGCTACGTTTTTCCATCGGGTCGATCAAATTCTTTTCCAGTCTCGCGAGTTTATTAAGCTTATTCCCGTGGATCAACGGCCGACATATGTGCAAAAGATGCTCGGAGGCTGCGGGCTGTGTGCGACCACTGACTTTAAGTCATGGGAGAGTTGCATACAGGGTCTGCTGCAGTATGCAGAGCTGCAATTGTACAAGTGGCTTGGCCGTGATCTTGAACCAAGATTCATGAAGGTGATTCTGGAAGTGATTGGGGGGAAACAGACACAACGAAACCGCAATGGATTCAAAGCGACCACTTTCGGCAGACAGTCGGGCGATATGTGTACGTCGTGTGGAAATGGGTACATTAATATGCTCGTATGCTCGTTTGCAGCGTGGAAGTGCGGGTGGATACCACAGTTCACGCGCATACGTGGTTGTTTTGAAGGCGACGATGGAATCTATGCGGTTGGCCGTAATTGGCAGGACTTTCGCGACTTACTGGTGAGATGTGGTGTACGTATAAGCAAGATGGAGGTCGATCCTGACCCCGGTCGTCTTGGCTTTCTATCCACATACTGGTCGCGGGATTTGGTCCCTCTTACGGACTTCAGGCGTTATCTCGTGCGATTACCGTGGGCATTGGAGCGTGTAGACAACCCAAGGATACGGACAGAGTTGCTGCGGGCTAAGGGGCTCTCCCTCGCCTGCGCTGCTGCTGGTTGCCCGGTCCTTAGCGCATATGCGCGGATGATACTGCGCATCACGGAAGGCTATCAAGCTCGTTACCACCGGACTAACCAATGGTGGGAGCTGACAGTCATGGGGAATCTATATGGCACGTCTCACATTTCGGACGAGTTGGCTGTGCGGCTCAGGCAACCGATTCCGCCATCGCGGCGGATTTTGTATCACAGCCTGTTCGGGATTTCATTGTCCGGACAAATAGCGCTTGAGAAGGCACTGGATGCACACAATGGTATGGGAGAACTGGATTACAAACTAGTCGCCCCATATCTCGACCCAATGTACAGACTGCGTTGGTACAACAACGTGGGCGTCAGGGTCGCGCATCCGACGGTGGCGAGAACACCCGGTGGACTAAACATCCATCGTAATGCCTAAGACATTCTTTTCGAGAGGGGCTGTTCGTCGCACAACAGCCGGCCGTGGAACTCGGCCGAAGCATGTGCGAAAATACGCAGGACCCAGAGGTGGCGCGGCAGTCCGTGGCAGGGGTATGTCAACGGCCGTGTCAGATGATCGGGGTCATGTGCATGGGAAGGAGGTGGTCATGCAGTGTCAGTATGGGCAGGTGATGGAGTCACTCATGTTGGGGACGCTGCATCTCGATCCCTTCCTGTTCCCGGCTAGGGCGGGGACCATGGCTAGCATTCACCAGACGTATGAGCTTGTTAGGTGCGTGTTACACTATGAGCCTTTTGTGGGGCCTATGTTCAACGGGGCCCTGTTGATCGGGTACGATCCCGACGTCGACGCACCTGAGCCTATTTCAGGTCAGGTTGCGGGGGGGGTGGCGATCGCCATCGGAAACATGACGAACTCAGTGTCCACTAAGGTGAATACTGCGTTGTCGTGGGATCTGAGTACGGCCAAGGCTTGGAAGAGCGGGCCGCGCTTCTGCAACCCGCGGAGCTCAGACGAGAGGCTGTGCGCATATGGCAAGCTTCTCATCGCCATGACAGGTGTGGATCAGGCTAGTGTCAAGGCGTTGGGCCAGATCAAGATTGAGTATCATTTCATCTTTTCCGGGCAGGTGGTGCCCTCCGTGTTGCCAAAGGAGTTGGATTACACTCAGACCTCGAATCCCGCGCTTGTGGGCGGGGACGCTGGTTTTTGGCCACTCGACGTTCAGATGACGCCTGATGCGGAGAACATTCCTGAGGATCTGGAGACAGTGGTCGTGGCAGGCTGGCACCGTGCTTTTCGGGTGCGGCCTGGCACTGACCTCTTGCTCAAGCAAAGTGTGCAGATGACCCCAAATTACCCGGGATATGCACAGTGTTCATGTCGTCTCCAGATGCTCGCATATGATCCAGGGTCGGGGCATCAGTGGTGGCTTCCGGTTGAGCCGGGTTTGACGCCACACGTGATGGGCTCGACTACTGCTGAGGGGTATGGAACAGGGAGTACTCAGGTGCTCGTGACTGGCGCTTTTCATGTGCAGAATGGCGTGGACCACGATGTGTTCATAACACCGTGGGCCACTACCGTTTCGTTCACGGATAGCGGTATGGCTACAGGTTATGTTGCGGCGCTGTTAACCCACATCGCGTGTGCTGTCCTACGAGGCATATGCGAGACGGTTCTCAAGATAGTGCCGGGGCATGTGGCGTTGTGGCGTGATATGAATTGGGAGGGGTGGCCGAAGGACAGTTCCGATCTGGACGTCGTCGCGCATACTTCCTCCGATCCTGTCCGCGACACGCTCGCCTCTTGGGTTGGCTATAATAGAACGCGACCTAAGCGATATGACTACACCATGCCCGCACCTTCAAGTGCGTTTCGACCGGATTTGATCGCGATTTATCGCGAGAAGTACGCATCCCACGATCCCTTGGTGGAGGGCAGAGAGCTGATTTCGGACGCAACATCTGCGCCCGCTGACGCTGCCTTGGCCGACATTGATCGGTTGGTTTTTCCTGCGTTGAGTCCCACGACGGCGAGCACGTCCGTTGTGGGCCGGGGTGCGGCTGCGGCCGCTCCAGCAACCCCGTCGGTCGCCAGTCGTCGTTAGACGGCGGTGACCTTTCTTTCTTGTCCAAAGTGGGTTCATGTACGCTTATCTGATGTCGGATAAGGGGCTACACTTATGTCGATGCAGCGTGAGCCGCGCGGCACTGTGACGCATTCGGGAATCTCAGGGGTAACTCACCCTCGTGAGCCAAGGATGCAGCAGTGTTGTCGGAGTGCTAAACTGCTAGACAAGGAGTGTCGTGCCTGTCTGTTTCCGGAAGGGCGTGCTCAGCACCTTATAAGGACGAGAGAGCGGAGTGTGGTGTCCCCTACCATC